AACACATTGGCCGCAGCGATCGACCGACTGTACAACCGTGACAACACGGACAAAGTCAACGCACAGGGGGCTACCAATGTGTGGTCACGATCATTTGCGGACAACGCCGATAAAGACCACCCTATCACCGTGACATTCCGGCTGCCGGATGATTTGGTGTATGTCAACAAGCTGATGCTGGACATTGAGCTGGAGCATTTTCGCGCATACGAAACCGGACAGGCTGCGGGTGGCGGTAAGACCAAAACACAACCTGCTACCTCCATCACCCTTGGACCGTCTGTGACATCCAGTGAAGCATACCAAAAAATTTCGCTTAGCTCGGCGGCAAAAACAGAAACGAGCGGCGAACAACAAGCGACATATGCCTACAAGGTTAACGAGGACGCAAAAATCGTCAGTAATGCCTCGTGGTCACACATAGATAAAGCTGGCTGGTATAACGCTGATGTTTCAAAGAATCGCTATCGGGATATCGAGCCTATCGTAGAAAAAGACCCGGAGTGGCCGGAAGCCGCCTTGTCAACAGCGTTTGTGTACCCAAGCGATGTAGCGAGTACATTGCTGGATGTAATCGACAAATCTGATGCCAAACCCATCACGGTGTATATGTATCAGCATCGACACCCGCATACGCACAATGTCACAATCCCCAAACACACGCACGAGATTGCCGCCCACAGCCACAACATTGACCACACCCATGTTGTACCGGCGCACAGCCATGAGATTGAAGATCACACCCACCAAATCCTGTACGGTATCTACGAAGAGCCGACGCTGGCAGTATCGTCGATTAAAGTGCAGCTGGATGGGCAGGACATCACCGCTGGTAGCGGATCATCGTACCAGATCAATGTGCTGGATGCACTGAAACAAGGCAAGTTCCAGCGCATCGAACGCGGCAAGCACACGCTGACCATCACGCCGATTGCCAACGATGCGAGCGGAGCAGGGCTGTGCCGTATTACCGGCGAACTGTTTATCCAATGCTTTGTCAAATCGCGCGGTGATTATAGAGTGTAAGGAGGACAAATATGAAACAATTATACGCAGCCAAGGCAAACAGCCCGGTAACGGGACTGTCTGCAGCCATAACGGCAGCTGCAACGACAATAGCTGTCATCGATAAATCGGTGCTGACAGATGCTCCCGGTATCGCTACCATCGGTACCGGTGACCAGTGCGAAACCATCACATACACCAGTATATCCGGTAATATCCTGATGGGCGTGACGCGTGGCGTGAACGGCGTAGCGTCGGATTGGCCGTCCGGTACGGTTGTGTGTCGTGTATTCACGGCGTACGATCACGACGCGCTGCTGGAACGTGCCGAAGCAGTTGATAAGCTGTTGGACGGCACGACCAAGCTAAAGCCGGGCGCGGGAACCGTCACCGACCAAGAGCTGGCAAACGGAGCAGTAACCACAGACAAACTTGCGAACGGTGCTGTCACAACTGACAAGTTGACGGACGGCGCCGTCACAAAGAATAAGCTGACAGACAGTGCGGTATCCACCGATAAGCTGGGGCGTGAGGCGGTGACCGCGGAAAAAACGAGCTTTGCAAAGCCGAAAACATATAAAATGCTTGGGGATTCCGCAGTCGGGAGTTTTATCGTTGCCGATTCGGAATTGGGTTCCACAACAGTTAGGATTGTTCCGGGCAAGAACTATGTGATATACAACGATTGGGAAGTCGCATCTGTAAAAATAGGTTCATTTTCACGTGGATACCGTACCGTTGTCTTTTCGTCTTTGCCTGAGATTAACTATCTTGATTATAGTTCGGTAGAGATCACCGGACGCCTGATCTCTATTGCTGATGGAGAGACAGAAATCAGTGTCGTATTTTCTTCGGAGCCGACAGGAGGCGTGTCGATTTGGGAATTGGCATGGGATGGTTTTTCCATTCCTAAATTAGAACTTGAAGATGCACAGCATCCATTTCAGATGGTGCTATCACAATGCAGAAGCTCGATTCCAGTGTCAGAGAAACCCTGTCCGGTGCCTTAAAACGCAAAATCGTTGCATACCTACCGTCCGACGAAGGCGAGAAGCTGCACGAGTTTGGCAACAGCAATATCGTGTCCAACCCGACTGGTCAAAACGTGCTGAATACTGGTTGGTGGAATAACGGGCTGGTAAGCCTTGGCACATGGGCTAAAGGCAGCGGTTTGCACCTTATGCTAACGCTGAAGCTAACCTGTTCCAGCGGCACTGATCAAATGAAAAATTTTAATGTGTATCTTGGCAATCACTCGTCCGAAATTACCAGCCGGGCTATTACTGGGCAGTTTGCGGCCGGCGAACACGCGATTGACCTTGATCTGACGGCTAACGGGTCGCTTAATCTGACCGAGCTGGAGGGTATCCGCGTGGTCGGGTACGGTGAAGACAATAGTGGGTCGTATACTTTGCAAGTGCTGGATGCGCGCATGGTCAATACAGCCAACAAGACAATCGACCCCAATACCATCTATATGGTGCCGGCGGAGGATCCGCAGGCCGGTAATGTCTATGACGAGTATATGTACATCGGCAGCGGGTGGGAGCGCATCGGAAGCACAGAGGTTGATCTTAGCGGGTACATCAAGTTGGATGACGCCAATATGGAGTTGTCTGGCATCCATGTGCTAACCAAACGAGGTGGCAAGTGGTATGACCGGCAGGGTATCAAGTACACGCTGGACACAACGCGGAAAGTTGCAACCGTGGGGGATGGAACGACTGATAGTGACAATGCCGAGTATGCCGGAGCAAACGATGGTACGGTGATTATCCCCGCGAAGGTATGCGCGGATGGCGTGATATATCGTGTGGAAATCGGGTTCTATGCGTTTTATGGGAACACGCATATATCCCGTCTGATTTTGTCGGAGGGGCTGACCGGTGATGGGTCTGTCAGTTTTCAGAGCTGCACAGCATTGTCCGAGATATGCTTCCCGAGCAGTATCACAACAATTTCCGATTATAATTTTGGCTATTGTAACAGTCTGCGCGCGGTGCATATCCCAAACACGATTACGACCATCAATAATGATGCTT